CTGAAGCAATGGGTAGATGGTTCTCTGCGCTTTCGCAGTGGAAAATTGTGTTATTCACAAGAACCCGTGGAAAATTGGGACTATGAGCATCAACCACACGAAATTGAGGCAAGAGAGGAAGAATTAAGGTTATATGATTGGTATATGAGTGATACTTTTGGTGTGTCGGATGGAAAAGTGGCACAGAGGTTTTGCAACTGTCTGTGTGCTGCTGTATAATTGCTATAACAGCAAAGGAATCCTATGACCCCTGAAGCACGCTACCAGGCGCTCTATGAGGAAATGTATGCTTTGTGTGCCGACAATGGGTGGGGGGATCCATTTTCATACGCTCGCTCTCGTGAGATTCACATGGCAGGGATTCTAGGGCATCGCATCGCTGATGACTATAGTGGGGCTGACGCTTTCGATCAGGATGGTGGTGCAGAGTATAAATCAACTATTGCAAATTCTATCAATGCAACGTATAATGGTATCAGTGTTCAAGACACTTGGGAAGAGCAAGAACGCTATCTGATTGAAGATAAGATTGGTAAATATCGTAATCATTATTATGCACGATATGAAGGTGGTAAGATTGCAGAAGTGTGGAAACTTAATTGTGATGATGTGTTGAACATTGTTCTTCCTAAAGCAAAGAGACAATATCCTAAAAAGAAAGCGGGTAACGCCAAAGATCCCCGCATTGGTGTTACAATCTCTAAGAAAGAAATATATGCTGTTGGCACTTGTATCCTAGGTTGAATATGGACTCTAAAGAACTTATGTACTCATCAGGTAACAATGATGAGTGCTATACGCCAGATTACGCTGTTACTCCCATCCTGAAGTATATTCCAACGGATGCAAAAGTATGGTGTCCATTTGATAAGGCAGAGAGTGAGTTTGTGAAGCAAATTTCACAGACTCACAGTGTTGAATACTCTCATATTGATGAGGGTAAAGACTTCTTTGCCTATGAACCTGTTCACTTTGATGTAATTGTATCAAATCCTCCATTCACAAACAAGCGTAAGTTCTTTGAGCGGGCATTGTCATTCAACAAACCATTTGCGTTGATTATGACTAACACTTGGTTGAATGATTCTGCACCAAAGCAGTTGTTCAAGGACAAGGATCTGCAACTGTTGATGTTTGACAAGCGAATGAAGTTTCATAGTCCTGATGGTAGAGCAAACGATAAGATCACGTTTAGTAGTTCATACTATTGCTGGAACTTTCTACCAAAACAAATTATAATGGAAGAACTGGGTGTGCCAACCCGCAAACTGGCACAGAAGACGCGCAGTGAGGCGGTTCTTCCGCTATGATTACATAGTAATCAAGGGAACACACCCAATGCAAATCTCCAACAGCATCTGCACCGTTGATTTTTTTCCTGAGGCATTCATCGCTGAGGCAGACGAGGTCAAAGGAATGAAAGTTGTTGTGAAGCGTTTCAACAAGCGTGTTACCTTTAAGTGCAATGGTATGAAATCTTACAGCACTGTGACAGCACTTACCGCACGTAATGAGTGGGCAGAACGTATTGCTGGAGGTGCTGAGGTTACTGACTATCACACCGACAAAATGCCCCGCTCTGAATACACTCCAATGGCTTGCTGAAGCGATTAACTCTCACCTTTTTTTTACTGATTTCAACTCTATGAACACCCAGCAATTTGATCAACTTAAATTTCAATACGCGCAAATGCTTGTTGAAGGTATGGATATGGATACGTTGATTGTTTTTGCTGTTGAAAGTATTGAGCAGAATCTTAAAGATTACACTATAGAGGATCTAAAGGAGGAAGTTACCGATTGCTATGGTGTAGAAACTTGGATGGATATGATGCCTGAATCACCACAACAATTGACAGAGATTGGTGCTCTGGAAGCAACTGCCCCTGATTATGGAGTCGGCAAATGAAGATTCTTCACCTCGAACATCCTGAAGATACCATTCTAACTGGTGATCTTTCTGTGCTTGATTGGTTCAAAGCAGACGCAGAACTTTCTGTGAAGATTGACGGTTGCCCTGCTATTGTCTGGGGTAAAGATCCTGCAACAGGTACATTTTTTGTTGGTACTAAAAGTGTCTTCAACAAAGTAAAGATCAAGATCAACCATTCGCACGATGAAATTGACGCAAACCATCAGGGAGAGGTTGCTTCTATTCTCCACGATTGCTTTGATTGTCTTCCTCGCACAAATGGTATCATTCAAGGTGATTTTATTGGTTACGGTGGTGATGATGTTTATACGCCAAATGCAATCACTTATGTCTTTGAGAAAGTAATCACCAATAGTATCATTGTTGCACCCCATACTGGATACCGAGCTGAGAAAGATTTGCGTGATGCAGAATCTTTTCCTTTGAAGAATTGGGATCTATCAGTGACACTCAGTAGCACCAAAGATTGTATGTTTTTGATGCCTGATGCTTGGGAAAGAATCAACGAAGATTTCAATATCAATAATACTCTTGCGTTTGCAAGGCAGATGTCACAAATGTGTGAGTTTGTAAGTGTCAAGGAAGCGATGAAGATCAAGAAGGTCATTAACACTTTCATAAAAGTCGGTGCCGAACTGGACTCAGAGGCACTGGCAACCGCTGCGGAATGCGATGTCAACTTAATGCGTTTTTGGAACTTAGTACACACGATTAAGACCAGTTTGTTATCAGTTTGTGTTGATGATGGTCCTGATGCTTATCTTGGTAAGCGGTATTGTAGCAGTGGAGAAGGATATGTCCGTGTGAATCAGTACGGAACGTATAAACTTGTAGATCGGCGGCAGTTCTCCCGATACAACTTCCTAAAGGGTAAGATGACCAGTTGCTGAACTGGACTAGTACAGGTGGCATCCGCCCCTGTATGGACTATAATTATTCTATCAACCAAAGGAGATCCAATGAACGACGTTCAACTGAATCAGATGGTTCAACATCAGGTGGAGCACATTTTTGAACTCTGCAAATCCTATGCTGAAGTTGGTGAAGAAGATAACGTTCGGGCATTGTATGAAGAGTATGGGGAGTGGATTGAAACGAAGCAATATGAAGAATATACCGTATCTTACGTTCCTGATATGAACGAGTGTGCCAGTTGATGAAGTTTCCTACCGCACTTTCATCAGACTGGATTGATTTCTGGGAAAACGAACTTACCTCAAAAGAAACACAAATGAACCAAGAACAACTGACCAAAATGCTCACTATCAGTGAGAACATCCAAGAGGCAATTGAGGTTGCAGGTGAATTGTGGGAGTTGAGTGACTTTGAAGTAAATGCACTATGTGGTATTGTTGCTGATGCTTTTGCTTCTGAGGGTATCAAGATGGAGGCATTGATCTGATGCAAACTACAACAGCAACTTATTCTATTCAAGTTACAAGAGAAGGTGGACATACATCTTTTCTGAAGACAATGCCGACACGTCCAACAACACACAAGGGGATCAAATCACAGAACAATAAGTTATCACGATGGGTAGAAAAGTGCTATCCTGATCTTACATCTTACAAAGTTATTCTCCTCGATTCCTGAATCATGCTCAAAGGTCAAGTTCTCAAAGTCGTTGGTGAAACTTCAAACAAAATTGATTCTAACCTGACACGGTTGGAGAAGTTTGAAGTATTCTGTCAAGTGTGTGATGGATTACTTAAGGATGGTAGGATTAGTGCTGCTAAACATCAAGCATGGACCAACGTATTTTAACTTCTAACTAACACTCACTCATTCTAATCATGAACTACACTCTCAAGCAACTTCAAGACCGAGTATCAAGTATGATCAAAGAACAGGGAGAAGATGCAGAATGTGCCGCGTGGATTTATACCAAGAATGATTGTCATCTAAAGGACGGAGATGGCAACACTGATTACCAGAATAATGTAGAAGATCCTGAGTTGGTGAGACGTATCTTTGATGATGTGGGCAACATTGATTACATCTATCAGGTGATTCAAGAGAGTGTAGATGAAGTCGTAGAAGAGCAAATGATGCAGTATCAGCAGGAATTAGTATGATGATGACACCACAACGTCAAATGCACATTGATGAACTTGAGCGTAGTATTGTATCACTTGCCAAGAGAAAGATGAAACTACTATCTGAGGTACAAGAGATCAACAAAGACATTGAATTTCTACGCAAACAACAGGAGGATTTATCCAATGTGTAACATCAAATCAAATGACATTGAAGGGATCATTAGTAAATTAGAGGATGCGATCAAAGTTTGTTATGAGGTTGATTGTATGAGTGAAGAGAGTGAGAAGAGTTATCCTTATGCAGCAGGATACAGTCGTGTTGCAATGCAGGGCGTTCGTGATGAACTACGGCGGTTGATGTGATATAATTAGAATTGTAGTTAGGGGGAACTTAAATGGACTTTGAACGCAATATACCAATCAACGTGCAAGAGTTAGGAGTGATTCTTTCTGCGTTGCAATTATTAGATACGGCAGAAGAATGGCAGATCGCAAAGTATTATGGATCAGCATCAACACTTTACAATCGCCTCAGAGACATCTATGATGAAATGGACCAATCAACAATCGGAGAACAAAATGACCCCATCTGCGAACCTTCCTTTTGATAGGGAACAACTTATGAATGAAGATGATGTTGATATGTTCATCAAAGCATTTGATGATTTTATGAATCATACAGATGTAGAGATTGAGAAGTATCATCAACGTGAAGAAGTCCGTGGGACATTAGAGGAGAAAGCAGCAGAGTTAGAGGTGACAGTTGATTATTATATGCAGGAGTTTATGTAGTTGACAAACTGCTATCAATCAGATAAAATGATCAAATCCACAAAGCATTAAATGAAGTCACTTTACATTGTTGATTACTGGGTACCATTTCCACAATCAGAGTATGGTGGAGTGGTAAATCTAATTGCAGAATCTGATACTGAAGCATTTGAATTATGTGCTGATGAAGATGGACTCAATCATCCTGGATATGAGGATCGTATTATGCCAAACATTCTAAAAGCACAAAAGTTCTCTTTAGTTGATGAGTATGAATCTTCTATCATCGATGCCTTTACAACCTAAACAAAAATGACTGATAACAAAACATATCGAATTGAAGAGATGCAGACAACTGGTTGGGAACTGGTTGAACCAATTGGGCAGTATGAACGTCTGACAAAGGAGCAGGCAACAGAAGCAATTGAAGAGTTAATTCGTGAAGGTTACAATCCAAACTTAATGAGAGCAATCCCTGATGGCAACGTATGAAGAACTCCCACCAAGTTTCAAACACTCAGCTCCTGAAGGATACAGATACGAGGTCATTCGCAAGAACGCTTCTACTGTGGCAATCTGGACTGTATGTCATCGTGAGTTTATTTACAATGATGGTAATGACAGTTATTGTATCTGGGGATTCTGTAAAACAAAGACAACAGCAAAGAGAGGCACTGAGAACACTTACTATGCCCCCATCAACTCAAATAAGATAGGTAAGGAAGTATCAATTAATGATACGACTCCTTATACTGCAATGCAACTAAACCTCACTCCATTAGAAGCAGCATTCATATGACTTACGAACCATCTGTTGATGATTATGTTATCTGGAATCATAATGGATTGGTTCATCAGGGATGGGTGTACTTTGTTGATGAGATGTATATTACAATAGAGACAGGTATTAAACCTAAACCTAATTGTGAATACACTAAGAATGAAAGACACAAATACATTCACACACTCTTATTATGTTTCCCAAACCAATGGAAAGACTTAGAGTATGTTCATACAAGAAAGAATAAGTATGGTAAGGATATAGATGATATGAATACTTACAATCGATTCAGTGATTCATAAATATTTCCGAGATCACTTACGAGTTGGACAGCGCCCTAAAAATGAAGACTTATAAAACCTTTGTAGAACAATCTAATAGCGCCAGAGAGAATCTAAATGAAATTGCTATTAGTGGACCACTTGTAGCAGGTGGGTTAATAGCACTTAATACTGCATTAAGAGCAGGGTCTGCATATGACACTTACCAATCAATTAAGAAGAAAGACTGGGTAGGTGCTGGATTAAATGCACTTAGCACTGTCAATCCATTAGGAAGAGCAGTTGCACCGATACCACGTATAGCACGAGGAGCAGGAATAGGAGCATTTGTTAAAGATGTAGTAACCCCTTATCTCCCTAAGAAGAAGAAAGAGAAGATCAAGGAAGGGAATAAGTTGGTGAATGTACGCACAAATGCAGGAGTTACTACAGGAGTAGATCCTAGCACGGGTGAGTACAGAGTTATCAAGAGACGTTCAGATAAAGAACAAGAAGAAATGAAGAATCCAAAAGGGTTTGAAATGTACTGAGTATGAAAGAAATTCTTCGTGTTTGGAAATACTCTCTGGGTAGTTTCAGTGATAGTAAAACAGAGAGATATGATAACTGGATAGCGAGTATCAGAACAGTTATCTTTGTCTCTTATATGGTCACTAACTCCTTCATTGTTGCAGGGGTAGTGAGACACTGGGATGATGTGCCTAATGTATCGGTTGATACCAAATGTATAGTAAAATAGATTAAAATAAGGTTTTTAATGTAATTATAAATATAAAACAGTTTTTTATCTTCGGAGATACTTTGTGGTTGCTTGGGGGTGTCTTCAGAGTGTCTCTGTAGTGTTTTAAGTGCTTAGAAATGTGTTGAGAAAGGTGCTCAGAAGGTGCTCAGGTATTGTGGACTAAGCGAGCGTACCATAAGACGCGCAGTTTGTCAACACACAGGGCAGCGAAAATTTGCAGAGGGACACAAAAACTCTTCGAGATTTATGTTATCATAATGACACAATCTCGTCTAGATCTTATACATAGATACATGAATCTCGACTAGACACAACATATAGTTGACATCTCGTCGATATATCAGTATAATACACAAGGCAATCTCGACGAGAATTATGTACGACGACTACGATCTCGACTATACATATGCACCTGCGTATGAATATGATCTCGACGAGAGTTATGGCACATGGATGCAAACATCATATGCGAATGCGCCTAATCTAGATGAACTAGATCTCGACGAGGAATACACTCGTGACGCGCAAGATTATGATGCGCTTGCATACAAACATTATGCATGATATAATGTAATGCACACTCATCACATCTAGACGCTATGATAACACAAAAGCAGCGCATTCGTGTGACACTCGATATAGAGTGTTATGATGACTTAGATGTAGAATCATTCGATTGGAATGAAGTTCTAGGTCTAGAAGGTGATGAGAATGTTAACATTAACATAGAAAATCGTGATTTGGAATGGTAGTGTGCCAGAAAAGATATTGGCACAAAGTGTCAGATAGAGGCGAATGAGTTAGTAATACTCACCGCCTCTTTTTTAATGTCATAAATTCGTATATTATTAAATGTCACGTACCTATGAGTGCTTATGTGTAAACAATTAGATTTGATGTTAAATGTCAAGAATATGTGCCAAAAGTAGTAGTGGCACAAACATTTACTATTTCGGTTTAAATCGTGTATTGTAGTTACAAGTTCAAAAAACACAAATGGATTTCGACACTTTCGACACCGATCTTTTTTCTGAGATTAATGACAGTCAGGCAGAAATCTACGATGTCATCGAATACAACGAAGATGGCAAGGATGATGACAACAAGTTCGACGTAGAAGGATATATCAACGGGAACACAGATTACTGAGAAAAATGTTAC